GTTCTTCACCGATGCGGTCCCGGCTGTAGCAGCGCGACGTGGGTTGCTTGCCGTGTGCGATCTTGTTGATGCCCCCACCACCGAAGTAAATCCTAAACAGGTTGAACTGAGTGGACGTGGATGGGGAAACGGGGTTCGCCTCCCGTACGGGCACCTGCGACAGCGGGGCGGTTACAACGAGGTGACAAACCCCGAAGCAACCATCAGCATCGTGCCTGTAACCCAGTTCGTACCCGAAGCAATGGAATCTCGCACCACCCCTGCCGACTGGGAGGCCGTCACAGCCCTGTGGAGGCCCCCTGAGCGCCCCCGCAGGGCCGACACGGGTACTACCCCCACCACAGGCCCTCTGGAGGGCTTAGCGGCCTTCATACGGCGCCTCGGTCCCGAACCCTCACCGCACAAACCAACAGGGGACCGCTCCATCGCCATGTGGAAACTCGCCTGCGCAATGACACGCCAAGGATACAGCCGACAAACTATGCTACGAGAACTACGAGGAGCCGACATCGAATGGGGACGCAAGTTCGCTAACCGCCAAGACTGCACAGACCAACTCGAACAACTCCTAGACAACGCATACAAGGACGTGCATCAACAGTGACCGACACATACACCGTCGTCGTAGAACGCCGACCCAAGGTGAAAGCCCGACCCCGGCACACCAAAGGCGGCAAAGTATTCACCCCAGCCAGCACCCTCCAAGAAGAAGACTACGTTGCGCAGGCATGGAAAGACCAAGTAGGCGAAAAAATCTCCGGCTCAATCGAAGTATCAGTCGTCTACTCACCCGACGCCACCATCCTGCACGTCACCTCGTCACCACACAACGCAAAGACGCTACGAGGCGACTTGGACAACTACGTCAAACTGACGTTGGACGCGTTGAACGAAGTGGCTTGGGATGACGACAGTCAGGTGGTGCGCATCCACGCATCCAAGGTGGACCGTCAGGAACCATGATCCACTACGTCGTTCCCCCCACCATGAAACGGGACGCCGAACAGATGGCCGACGAAATGGGCAAGTTGAACAACTCCATACGGCAAGGCGACGGCAATGTCTACGGGTTCATAGGCGAACTGGTGTTTGCCCACCTCACCGGGGCCAACCAGAACAACACGTACGACTGGGATGTCGAAATGCCAGACAGCCGCACCGTCGATGTCAAAAGCAAATGCGTCACATCACCACCCATGCCGCACTACGAATGCTCAGTGGCATCCATCGGAACCAACCAGAACTGCGACTACTACGCCTTCATGCGGGTACTCAAAGACTGCACCGAAGCATGGTATCTGGGATCCATACCCAAGAAAGACTTCCTCAACCAAGCCACGTTCATGGAAGCAGGGGTATGGGAAGACCCATCCAACGGGTGGACCCCCACCATCGACTGTTACAACCTGCCAATCAGCGACCTGCACCTAGACGAAAGCAACCCGGAGAACCTCTCACCGCTACCCCAGTAAGGTATACTCTGATGTGTGGCAACACGGCGAGAATACCCCACCGACCCAACCAACTGGTTCAGAAGCATATCTGGCAGCGACAGAGAACGCGCCCTATCGGGGTCACGCCCGCTGACAGAAACCGAAGCAATAATGCGGTTGGCCCCCCACGAGGACGCACCCGCCCCATCCCTGCTGGAAACAATAGCCCTAAAGGAAGCGGTAGGTGACGCAGTAGCCGGGCTGGACGACGAAGACGAATGGATCTTCAACGCCCTGTTCATCGAACAACTGTCATTGAGAACAGCAGGACGTGTACTGGGCATACCCAAAACGTCGCTGGCGCGCAGACGCGACTACATCAGGAGACAGTTGATGGCGACCCTAGCGGAATCGCCCGCCGTGGTCCAATGGCTCAGAGAAGGACTAGGACTCCGTGCCTTCCAAGCATTGGCGGAGCATCCCCATGAGTGAACCGGTCCACACGGCAAACGCCTGCTGCGCATCGTCCACCCCATCCATGCCAGCGTAGAACGCCGCCAACAAATGTTCGGCCTCTTCGGGGTCGAACACCAGCAGCATCCCCAGCAGCCCATCCGGTGACCACTTGGCGTGAATGCCATCGTGGGTGTCGAACAGATGGGCTGACTCCTGAAGTTCAGCGTAGATTTCTTCCTCTACGTACGCGTGTTCCGTGCTGAACTGTGCCCATGCCGCCTCTAGGTCCTCCACGTTACCCGGCTACCTTCTCCTGTGCGTACGTCTTCACAACGCTGAGCGTCGCAGCAACCGCCGCGACGACCGCCGTCTTGGCCGAAGCCAAATCGCTGATGACAAACACCGCCAAAAAAGCCTGCGCGAAAGTCCACGCAGCCCGTTCAATCATGTTGCTCACTTCTTCTTCCCCTTGTTAGATCGTCTGGAGTAGTCGTAGGCAATGGCAGCGGCCTGATCCCGAGGATAACCCTCACCGATCAGAGTGCCAATGTTTCGTGCAATGGCGTTCTGGCTCTTACCGCGCTTCAACGGCACGGCTAGTACCCGGGCCGACGCGGCTTCTTCGGCCCCACCTCAATCACGCAGCGCCTTGCGGGCACCGCTCTTCGACGGCGAACCGACATGACCGATACCGCTGCCCCGCTTGACACTGGTGACCAGAACCTGACCGGCCTGCACCTTCTTGGGTGTCGAACCATCCCTCATCGTGACCTACTTTCCGAAGGGACGGCCACCAAAAGCGGCATTCCCCAGATTAGTGCCACGCAGATACGCGGCAGCCTTCTTCGCCTTCTGGGACATGTCCCACATGTTGAATGACGACGTTGAGTCGTACGGCTGATCGTCCTGAGAGCCAAATGTGTCCTCGAACGAACCGTACCCTTTACCCTTTGGCATTATCTGTTCCTCACTGTAAGAACAAGGCACCGAACGTGTTACCGTCCACCACCCCGTTGACTTTCAGAAATCCCTGCGATTCCTGAAACTGCTTGACCGCTGACCTAGTGCGTTTGCCGAAGATCCCGTCAACGACACCGGCATCAAAGCCGCGGTCGTTCAACCGTGACTGCACCAGCCTGACCGGCAACCCGCGGGCGCCACGCTTCAACGGCTTGCCTTCAACCTGCGCCCGCAGATCCCTGAAGTACAGGATGATGGCATCCCAATCAACCATTGATGGTTCCTTCGGGGCAGCCATACCGCTCTCAACCCAGTCCCCCAACCAATCCCCGGGACACGTAGTGGTGCCCTTGCGGCGATGCGTTTCAACCCACAACCCGCGGCCAAACCACTTCTCAGCCTCAGCGATTACCGTCTGGATCGACTCAAGAACATTCGCATGAGGCTGCTGGTACCCCCACCCCGTATAGCAGATGGACATGGACTTGGCGTTCCAACCGTTGGTTGCCGCACCGCGGGCTTCCCAGCCTCTACCCTCAAAGATCGTTCCCGTTTCATCCACCAACCAGTTGTATGCGATCCCATCCCACCCCTTGGAGAGATGGTGACGCTCAAAGGCGTGGACGGCACCGGTGCCTCTGGGGCCGTTCTCTACACCAGAGTGATGCACGACGACGCCTTCGACGCGCCCGTGGCTGATCCGGTGGAAGCCCTTGCCGCCCGGGGGCGGGGTGGCTCCCCACTGGTAGCGAGAAACGTAGCGCATACCTAAAGCCTAGCCTGTCCCGTCATCGCTGGCTGCTGATGAGATCCATGTGGTCGCGGCGCTCGTCCAACCTGTCGTATCTCTGGCTGTTCAGCCAGTTCGACTGGACCTTGGGGGTGTTGAAGTTCGCTGATACACCACCAAGGGTGCTTATCAGGGATCTGAGCCAGTTGTCCCGATACTTTGGTTCGTTGGGCCACAACCGTCGTATCACCCCCAACGAAGGTAACACGTTTGTAACAAAGTAGATGTGGTGGTCGCGCATCTTCGGCGTCCCATCCGGCGCCCGCTTGATCCAACCGATTGCTTCCAACGCCTGCTCCAAACCGGGGACAACCTTCGCTGAAACAATAGAGTTCGGGGCCGTCCCGTACCGCCCCGTGAACGGTATCCCGTTGAACACCTGCTTTCCGAAAGCAATCTCCAACGGCGCCTTCAAGATGGGGGACGCTCCAGACAGCAGGTTGAGCGCCGCCTTCTTCGGCCCCTTGTGCCCAGTCATACCCTCACGGAACGGGTCATACCGGAACAAGTCCTGAAACGGGATGTCCGGGGCGCTGTACACCGTCGCCCCACGGGCGCCGAATGGCAGCCTGACACCGAACGGATCCAAGTAATAGTCGGGTACAACCCCTTCTTCCTCTGTGCCCAACTCCAGATTCCGCTTCGCTGACAGCAACCTGTTGTACTTCTCCGGGTGCGCCCCCAACTGCTTCAACTGGTACGGCAC